AACGACGCGCGTGTTGCTATCCTCTGTAATGCGGATGTCGCCGGCCTCTGTAATGCGAGTATCGGCAGGGGGCAGCGGAATCGGATCGACGCCAGCCAAGATCGGCGACGGGAACACCTGAGCATACAAGCCGGCAGAGCGCCCGCTGTTTGGAAGCTGGGTGTCGTACCACGTATTTTCGCGGAAGTTATAGATCACCGCATGGGTGCATTCAGTGGCATCGCCGCGCGGGTAGCACCACCAGATTTCGCCGTAACGGGGGACTTTGTAGGCAAAGATCTTATTTGCGTTGTTCGTGTTTAAGCCGTCAAAAAAGTAGTTGATATTCATGTTGTTAGGCACTTCACGGACGACGCCGTTATACATCATGAACCGGTCACGACCGATCCAGAAGTAGATGCCATCGTATTCGATCACGCTGTTGACGGCGAGGATGCTGATCTGCGAGCTAATCGTGTCAAACGCAAACACGTCCGAGCCGCCAGTGTAGTAGCAACGGATCAGGCTATCGAGCGACCAGAAAAGCCCAGCCGGGTTCTGGCCACCGCCACGCAGCGGCAGGCCCTTGACGATCTTCGAGGCCGTGATGAATGCGTCGCCAGCGTCACCGCTCGTGAAATTCGTGGGGTCGTTCACGTCTGACCACTTCACGTAGCCATCGGACGAAAACATAAACAGATATGGATGCAGCACCACAATGCCGCCAGACACGCCCGCAGTTGGGATTGGCGTCAGGATGGCGGTGCCGTATGCGTCTCCGATATAGGCAACGTAGTTTGCGTCGCTGGTGATGTCCATCAGGGTGTCCGAGGCATGGGCAATGATGACGTTGCCCCCGCCCCCGCCATCGAACATGGCGTCGAACATCCAGTTGTAGTTAAAGTTCTCGACAAACGTCACTGGCGTCCGGTCGACGGGCGCAGAGGTGTTGCCGTTGACGTCAATCGTGAACCGTTGGACGCCGTATTGATGTCCGATGTGCGTGTAGGCGAAATTGTTTAGGCCCAGAGTGTGAATCTGCCGGACGATGCCAGACGAGTAATTGCTGATCTGCCTGTAGCCGCCGATCTTGCGCGGCAGCCCGCGCTGAAACCGCACCCACTGCCCGTCGACGTAGAAGTTCCCTTCGAACCTCGTGCCGTCGCGCTTGATGCCGGCCTCCGATCTGACGTTGACGGGGACGAGCATTAAAAGGAACCACCGTCGACTGTGCCCGATGGTGCAGGACCAAGCGCGGCCCAGACGTTGCTGGGCGCGCCTGCTGTAAACACGGTAATGCCCAGAGAGGAGCCGCCGAGATTGACCAAGGCTCCGTTTGCCGTCGTAGAGCCGGTGCCGCCCTGAGAAACTAACAGCGGGACGCCAAGGCCGCCCGTGTCAGCCGCAATGACATTGGTGCCGTCGCAATACAGGATCTGTCGCCCACCCTGAGTTATGCTCACGCCCGTGCCCGCAGCCGTTTTAACCGTGAGTGTGTAAGCACCGCTCGTGTTGTTATCGACCCAGTACTGCTGCACGGTAGTGGGCACGACGATCTGCATATTCGCCAACAGCGTACCGCTAAACTGATAAGCAATGCGGTTCAGTTCCACACCGGAAAGCACATAAGGGCTCGTCTCACCAGTCAGATCGATGGAGATGTAATCGAAGGTGAACTCAGCGGGCTGCCCAAGCCCAAGGGTGTAGAATTCTGTACCGTCGCAAACGAAAAACGCGCTGGCACCCGGGTTCATAATCAGCGACGCGCCATTGTCGATGGTTTCGCCACCGGGCCCCTGAATGGTGATGGCGCCAGTGCCTCCGTTACGAATCTGGCAGAACCAATCATTGCCAACTGTGGAAGCTGCAGGCAGCGTCAGCGTGCCAGCGCCGCCTGTCCACAGGAACATCTTGGAACGGTCGGAATTGCCAATACTGAAATTGGAACTTAACCCATCAACCACAATGGATTGATTCAACGTCGCGCCGATTGCCTTGATGCCCAAGCCGGCAAGAGAGGCGGCGTTGATAGCGGATGAGCCAACGCCATAGGCCAGTGCGCGCCACGAACCGTTCACCGTGGTGTTGCTTGTCAGATACAGCTGCCAGCTTTGTCCAGCCGCAATCGACGCAAGCGTGTTGCCGCTATTGTCGGCAACGATGAACGTGAAAGCCCCCGGGTTAAAGAACAGGGCCGTCTCGCCAACCGAAGCCTGAGAGGCGTCGGGCATGCGGATCGTAAAGCCACCCGCTGAAGGGGTGACGTCCATGATGGACGAGACGACGTTGGTGTTGGAGGCAAGCTCAGTCGGCCACGTCAGGGTGACGTTTGCGGTGAGAGCAACAGCGCGATAGCTGGGGTTGGCCGAATAGATATTCGTGCCGCCAAAGGTCGATGTGAAACTCGGCACGCCTTAGTCCTCCCTGCGGACGATGCCGCGATCAACAATCTGACGAATGTCTTCGCCATTGAGCGCGGCGATGGACCGGTCGTAGAAGCCCTGCCAGATCGGGATGATCTCTTCGTTCTTCAGGAACGGCGCGGCCTCCAGCAGCGACGCGTAGAGCAGCGCGTTCGGCGCATATTCCGTGAACCAGTTTGTCTGGAGATCTTCGCCGAGCAGGGGCGGAAGCTCGTAGTAGATGATTTCATATGGGAACGCGGCGTTCGGCGTGGGCGCAAAGAACCAGTGCGAATAATCATAGTCCGCGTAAAAGCGCGGCGTCCCGGTCAGGGTCTGGTTTGGCCAGTACTGACGCATATACTCATACGCGCGCGGGAAGATTTCCTGCGTCGTGTTGTAGCCGGTGCCCGTGCCGACTCGGATGCTGACGGTTTCACGCCAGCGATCCGGCTTGGGGTAGGTTGGTGTTCCCACCGTCATGGTCGACGATGCCACGGTGACGGTGCCCTGAATCTTCAGTTCGCGGGCAAGGCGGCGCTCAGCAAGACCGATCAGGCTGGGCAACTGAAGGTAGACAGACGGGTCAGTCGCGAACGTAGCCCCGCGCTCCAGATAGTTCCGGAGGTCGTTCAGCAGACTGGTATAGGTCATTGCCGTGGCCATAGCGGGACCCTACATCAATTCAACAGCAGCCGCAATTAAGCCTGCAACAGCCGCAAACGCAATCACAGCTTTGCTTTTCACGTTCGTCAGTTTGTCCATCAGCGAACGCTGGGGAGGGTGCGGGTCGCCGATGACGCCATCGGTGATCTTTTTAGCGATGATGGCCTTGATGATGTTCATGGAAATCTCCTTAGAACCAAACGTCATTTTACCGCTACCGCGTCTTTCCATGCCTCAATGGTCAGCCGGTGTTTCTCCGCGCAGTCGTTCCTGCGTTCGATCAGGTCTTTTTCCCACAGCAGCCGGGCTGGGTCGAGAAATGGCTTGGGCGGATTGTTTAACAGGGAACACGGGCTCGCCAGATTGGCCGGCGGCGGCCTCAGTGTTTGGATTACCGATGACTTCGAGGAGCACCCGGACAGCGTCGTCAGGAGGAGCGCAGCTGGCAGCAGCGGCAGGCACCGTGTGGTAAATCTCACGAATGGTGTTGATCCGCTCGACAGAGCGCACATCGGCAGCGGCGCGTGTTTCTTCATATTCTGCAGCCTTTGTATCGAGGATGACATCCGCTTTGGCGCGTTGCTTTCCCGCCTTTTCCAGAGCCTTTGCATACGCCGCGTTGCACTGCCAATCGCGGACTTTGTATCCTGCGACCGCGCCGACAAGGAGGGCGCCTGCCGCCGCATAAAGCATGATCGGGTTAGGGATCATTTAGCTTTGCTTTCGATGACCCCGACGCGCACCTTCAGGTCGTTGATCTCGCCCGTCAGATGCTCACGCAATTCCGATCTGCCTCGCGCCGAAAGCGGGCTGTCCGTGGGTACGCCGTCCGGCGTGATCAGGACGGGCATTGCCGCCTCGATCTTGGTCAGCCGGGTCTCAAACGTGTTCACCTGCCCGAGCAGCCACGCAATGCAGGCGATCAGGATGGGCACAGCGCCCTTCAGAACATCTCCCCAGTTGACGTTCATGCCACCCACCCGGCAAATTTCTTCGTCTTCAGCTTGCGGTCGTCGAGGCCGTGCGTGCCGCCATTGATGCGCTTCGTCAGCGCGAGAATGGCGGCGTCGTTGATGCCCTGATCACAGATCGACCACAGCTTATTCCTGTCGAAGAACCACAGCGCAGACTCAAAACAGAGCTCATTCGCAACCAGATCGGGGTTCGTCATCACGTCCGGGCGGTCGATGTAGTCCGCGAACGCCTGATAGTTCGCCTTGCCCGTCAGCTGCAACGCGCCGCGACCGCGATACTTCCAGCCGTCGCCAGACGCCTCGACACTGTTGCCCATGCGGCTGGCATAGACGCGGTTGGCGATCTTCTGGGGCTGGCGCGCATATGCCTTGGCCATATCTTCCGTAGGGAAATACTTACCGAAGATGCCGCGCAGGCCGGGAGCGCCGTAGTTCAGGTTCTCGCTGAAGGCCGTGAAGTTTCCTGACTCGTGCGCCGTCTGGGCGAAGAAGTGCGCAGCGCGGCTCTTATTCAGCTTGTAGTAGGCCGCAGCAGCCTTGAGCGTGCCCGGACCGAACGCACCGTCAGCGGTAACGCCGATCTTTTTCTGTAGGTCTACGAGGCTCATTTGCTCTTATTCCATAGCTCGAACAGCGCCTTGATCTTCTCCT